ACAACAAACACAGTATTAGAAACACACGGTTTCTTATCATGTGCATCAGACGGTAAAGATTCACAAGGTGCATCAAACTACTATAAAGACGTATTAGAAACAAAATCAGACTACGTTTACTGGTCAAGTCACTCAACAGGAACACACGCAGGTGCGGCCGTTGAGAAAGACCACGCTGGTTCAGTTAGTGTTGCCTTCGGTAGACCTTCTGCACCTGAAAATTCATCACTAAGTGGTGGTGCAAACGGTAGAAGTACTACTGCAGGACAAAAACAAACTGCATGGTCAGACCATTTCGCAGATGGAGACACTGCAGACTTGTCTTTCTTAATCGTAGGTTCTACAAGAACTGATAACGGTTCAGGAGTAGACCAAGACCTACTTGCAGATTGGACAACACAAGTTAACCAAGCAATTCTAGTTGCAGAAGCAAGAAAAGATTGTATGGTAATCGCAAGTCCAAGACGTTCATCAGTGGTTAACGTTTCTAATGAATCAACACAATCAACAAACGTTCTTGCTGATTTCAACACTGCAACTTCTACAAGTTTTGGTGTATTTGATTCAACATGGGTCTATCAATACGATAGATTTAACGATAAGTACTGTTGGATTCCTGCAAATGGACACACAGCAGGCATTATGGCAAGAAGTGATTTACAGAGAGATGCATGGGTTTCACCTGCAGGTTTCTCAAGAGGTCAATACTTAGGTATAACCAAAATCGCATTCAACCCTAAACAAGCATCTAGAGATGACTTGTATCGTGCAAGAATTAACCCAGTCACAACATTCCCAGGCCAAGGTACAATCCTGTTTGGTGATAAGACTGCATTAACAACACCTTCTGCATTTGATAGAATTAATGTGAGAAGACTTTTCATAGTTCTAGAGAAAGCAATATCAACTGCTGCTAAAGCGCAACTCTTTGAATACAACGATTCATTCACAAGAGCACAGTTCAGAGCCGCAATCGAACCTTTCTTAAGGGATGTGAAGAACCGAAGAGGTTTAATTGACTTCGCAGTGGTTTGTGATGAAACAAACAACACTGATTCAGTCATGGATAGAAACGAATTTGTATGTTCTATCTTCGTTAAACCTGCTCGTTCAATTAACTATATAACTTTGAACTTTGTCGCTGCTAGAAGTGGTGTTCAGTTCGAAGAAATCTATTCAGCAGTTTAACAGGAGTAAGATAAATGTCAACAATAGACCAATTTAAAGCACAATTAATCGGTGGTGGCCCAAGGGCAAACAGATTCCGAGTCTTTCTTCCTCGTGCAGGAAACAAAATCGAATTCTTAGCAAAAGGTGCTTCGATACCTGCTGCTACACTCGGTGAAGTGTTAGTACCGTTTAAAGGAACTACACTTAAACTTGCTGGTGACAGAAGTTATGCAGATTGGGAAGTGACAATTATCAACGATAATGAATTCTCCGCTAGAACTGCATTAGAACAATGGCAACAAGAAATACAGGGTCATGGAACATCAACAGGTTCAGCAACAACAGACTACTTGTTATCAAGAGCATTTGTCGAACAGTTAGGTAAAGACGACTCAGTCCTTGCGAGATATGAATTTTTTAACTGCTTCCCTAAAGAAATCGGTTCAATAGCACTAAGTTATGAAACTGAAAACGCTTTAGAAGAATTCGCAGTGACATTCACATATTCTCACTGGGAAAGAGTAATTTAGTTCTCTTTAAAGAACAGTGAAGAATATCACTATGTTAAGGTGGTATAAATAATAGTATGGATATATTTGGATTTGAAATCACTCGTAAAAAAGACGAGTTAAGAGCCGCAGAGGTCAAAACTGCAAAAAGTTTTGTCCCTCAAGTTGACGATGATGGAACACCCATTGTCGCTCAACAAGCAGGTTATATCGCAGGTGGTGCTTATGGTGCCTATGTCGATATGGAAGGGGGTATCAAGAATGAGGTTGAACTTATTCGAAGATACAGAGAAACTTCCTTAGTACCTGAATGCGATGCGGCTATTGAAGATATAGTGAATGAGTGTATCACATCGGATAGCGCCGATAGGATAGTGACACTCGACCTCAGAGATGTGAAGCTCTCTGATAGCATCAAGAAAAAGATGCAAGACGAGTTTTACAGCATCCTATCAATGATGAAGTTCAATCAGAACTCTCATGAAATATTCCGAAAATGGTACATCGATGGAAGAATTTACTTCCATAAGGTAGTTGATAGCAACAGAACCAAAGCTGGTATTGTTGACATCAGACAGGTTGACCCTCTTAAGATTAAGAAGGTCAGAAATGTTGAGACTAAGAAAGACAAGAAAGAAGGTGTAGACATTGTCACGAAGACGGAAGAATTTTACATTTTCAACGATAAAGGTTTCGACAAGACTGGTACTAATGAAGGTACAACAGTCAGAATTGCACCTGAGGCAGTGACTTATACTACTTCAGGATTGTTAGATTTTAACAAGAATGCAGTTATTGGGTATTTGCACAAAGCATTGAAGACTGCGAATCAGTTATCAATGATGGAAGATGCACTAGTAATCTATAGATTGTCTAGAGCACCTGAAAGAAGGATTTTCTACATTGACGTAGGTAATCTTCCAAAGGCAAAAGCAGAACAATATCTTGCAGATGTAATGAACAAGTATAGAAATAAACTTGTTTACAATGCAGATACTGGTGAAATCAAAGATGATAGAAAACATATGAGTATGTTGGAAGATTTTTGGTTGCCAAGAAGAGAAGGTGGTAGAGGAACAGAAATTACAACCTTGCCTGGTGGACAAAACCTCGCAGAAATTGACGATGTAGAATACTTCAAGAAGAAGTTATATCAGTCATTAAATGTTCCAAGTTCTAGAATGGAGTCGGATAACGGATTCAATATGGGTCGTTCTTCGGAGATTTCTAGAGACGAACTTAAGTTTAATAAGTTCACTAACAGACTTCAGAAGAAGTTTGCTAGAGTGTTTACTGATTTGTTAAGAACTCAGTTAATTCTTAAAGAAGTTGTTTCGGGTGAAGAGTTTGATAAAATGAAAGATTTTATACAATATGACTATACTGCAGACAACCACTTTACAGAGTTGAAAGAACAGGAGATTCTTAGAGAGAGATTAGATGCACTTCAGACTGCTAGTGAGTATGTTGGTAAATACTTCAGTAAAGAATACGTTAGAAAGTATATACTAAGACAGACCGAAGAGGAAATCAAAGATATTGATTCCCAAATCGAACAAGAAAAGGCTGACGGTGGTGACACTGGTGGTGGTGATGGGTTTTACGACTCAAACGAACAAGGAGATGATTAATGAGTAAAGTTGCGAGAGAAATAGTTGATACGATAGAAAAGGGTGAATTGCAGGGTGCAAAAGACTTAATCCATCAAGGTATCAAAGAGAAAGCTGCACAAACAGTTGATTTTAAAAGAGTTGAAAGTCAAACTAATTGGATGGATTCTCAGAAAGAAGAACAAGAAGGTTAACAATGAAATCTTTTACCACTATGGTACATGAGTTGCATGAAGCGAAGTTTAAACTTCCTACAGGGCATAAAGAACTTAAACATGATACTGTTAATGTTGGTGGAAAGAACGTTGATATCGTTTTTGCAATGCACGAAGGTAAAGTACACGCATTTGTAAATGGTGAAAACTTTACAGGAACAAGTCCTTATAAAGACTTAAAGAGTGCAGAAAAAGAATTTAAAGACATCAAACTGGTTATGAGGAACATGGGTGAAGAATTTGGTGTCTCAATAGAGGAAATAGTAAATGAAATTAATAGCAGAGTTTAACGAAACCATATCGCCCATAATTACAGAGAGTGTAAATGGTAAAAAGGACTACTTCATAGAAGGTGTCTTTATGCAGGCAGACATAAAAAACCGTAATGGTAGGGTCTATCCCAAATCCATTATGGAAAAGGAAGTTAACCGTTATAAGAAGGAGTTCGTAGAAAAAGACCGTGCATTCGGTGAGTTAGGACATCCTGAAGGGCCTACTATTAATTTAGATAAAGTGTCTCACTTAATCCAATCATTAGAGTTGGAAGGTAAGAACTATATCGGTAAAGCAAAGGTTTTAAGTACTCCAAACGGAGAGATTGTAAAAGCTCTCATAAACGATGGTGCAAAACTCGGAGTATCTTCTAGAGGACTAGGTTCTTTAGAACAGAAGGGGAATGCACAATATGTTAAAGACGATTTTCAACTTGCTACTGCAGGTGATATCGTTGCAGACCCATCCGCTCCTGAGGCATTTGTCGAAGGGATTATGGAAGGTGTCGAATGGGTATACCAAAATGGTATCCTTACAGCACTTCAAGTAGAGGATATGCAGAAAGAACTTAAGTCTGCAAGACTAAATAACCTTGAAGAAACGAAGTTAAATCTATGGAAAAGGTTCGTTGAGAGTCTATAACATATAAATAAAATAAAGTAATACATTAAAGTATTAAAACAGGAGAAAAAAATGGCAGAGTTAGAAAATAACCTTACAGTTGACGAAACTGTAGAAACAGTATTAGAGGCAGGACAACCTGACGCTAAAGCTGAAAAAGGTGACAAGAAACCAGTCAAACAAGGTTCATCCGATGCTGAGTCTATTGAGTCAGGTAAAGCGGAAGTCGTCCCAGTTGAAACCAATCCTGTTGACAAAGCAGTTAAGGCAGTAAAAGACGCTGAGAAGAAAGTTCCTTCAAATGAAGGCGACCCTCAGAAGAAAGGTGCTGGTAAAGCTGAAAAGCAAGAGAAAATCAAAGAAGATGCAAAACCTTCAAAGATGGAATCAATTAAAGCTATAGTCAACAATATGAAGGAAATGACTAAGGAAGAACTTCAATCAGTGTTGTCTACAATATCTGAATCTGAAGAGGACGAAAGTTTGACTAAAGCAGAAGTTGCAAGAGCAATTGTTGAGTCTTTGAAGACACTGGACGAAGAGAAAGTAGGAGAAATCCTTGAGTCTATGTCCGAAGAAGTATCTGAAGAAATTACAGAAGATGCAGAAGAAGATGCAGTTGCAGAAGAAGTTTCTGCAGACGTTGAGTCTTCGTTAGTTGAAATTGAAATAGATGACGACCTATCAGCAATTTCAGAAGCATTAGACCTTTCAGACGAAAATGCTGAAAAGGCAAAAACAATCTTTAAAGCTGCTGTACAATCAAAAGTACAGGAAGTTAAAGAAGACCTTGATGCGAAATATCAAGAAGAATTAAAAACTACAGTTGAGTCTGTTAAAGCTGACCTATCGGAAGGTGTTGACAAGTACTTAACATATTGTGCAGAAGAGTGGACGAAAGAAAACGAACTCGCAATTGAACGTGGTTTGAGGTCAGAAATGACAGAAAACTTTATTGAAGGTTTGAAAACATTGTTCGTAGAACATTATGTTGACGTTCCTGAAGATAAGTATGATGTTATCGATGAACTCGCAAATCGTCTCGAAGAGATGGAAGCTAAACT